AGGGAGATATCCGTCACCGTGCAATAGGTGTCGTTAAAAAAATGTTGCAAATTTACATGCCGCTCCAATGCGCATGGCTGCTTAAAGCAGTGGGGATTGGTCATCCCGCATCTGAATTGACCCCCACCAGCAATGGTGGGTTTTTTTTATTATAAATATAGGGTATTCGCAGTACATGAAGTGAATTATTAACTATTGTGGTTCCGTCAGTTAAGGAGCAACAATGGAAAAGGAAAAACCGTGTGACTGTTTAGAATATCAAAAACAATTATCTGAATGTAAAGAAAGAAAAAACAAGGATTGTGAGGAAAAGACAAAAGAACAATCCTCAAGGATTTCTATTCTTGAAAAGAAAATCATGACTTTGACAATAGTTGGAGCAGTGGCTGTAACTGTAATTGGCAAAGAAATGGTCGATAAAATCATAAACAAATTTAATGATGTTCAACAAGTGCAGGATAAGTTGACTGGTAGTATATCAAAGAAGGAAAATAATACAGATGACAAAGTTACAGACAGCAGCAGCAATGGCGGTGACCCTTTTCGCAGCACAAACTAATGCAGATTTGGTTGACGGAAGTTTTGAGAGTGCCGATCCATTTGGATATGCATTCTTTCAGGGTGGAATAGACACTCCTTGGCAAACAACCGCCCCAGACAATCTAATTGAGATTTGGAATGGAAATAACATGGGCGTTGTTCCTTACGATGGAACAAATTTTGCAGAATTGAACGCAAATTACGCCTCAGCTTTATATCAAGATATTAATGGTTTGGGTGATTTTAATGCAATAAATTGGCATTTTGCCCATAGAGGTAGAGATGGATATGATGTTATGCAATTGACCATCACCGATCTAGGAGCAAATCAATCTTATGATGGTGGTCTTGTAGATGATACCATACTATTTCAACAGCAATTCGGTGCTGATAATCTTGCATGGCAATTTCATTTCGGCACTATTACTTCCATTGGTAATCTAACCAGATTCTCATTTGAAGCAATAAGTGCAGTTGGTGGAAATACCCAAGGAAATTTCATAGATTATGCTGGATTTGGACAAAATGCCATTCCAGGCCCAGGTGCATTTAGTTTATTTTTGCTCGGTGTAGGTGTTTTGAAAACAAGAAGAAGAATATAAATAATTGCTCATATTCATTATGCTGATTTTGTCTCAAGAAAAGGAGCATGATGCAAACTACACCACAGAATGATTTAAATGGTTTTGAGGCATTTTTAATTCGGTATGGAATAGATATTGGATTTCTGGTATCGGGATTCTTCGGAGCCTTATTGTTGGTTTCGAAGAATTCCGCCCAGAGAATAAGCACGACAATAGCTTCTATTCTTGCTGGTACTGCGTGTGCAAATTATCTTACACCTGTAGTAATGTCATTTTTACCAGAAGCAGTCAAGAATGGTGGAAAATATGCTGTGGCATTTGTAATGGGTTTCATGGGCCTTAAAGGTTTGGAATTGGTTTTGGAGAAGATGTTTCCAAGAGAAAAATCACCAAAAAAATCAATTAAATCTAGAAAAAAATCTAAGAGGAAATGATAATGGACGATTATAAAATGCCTTTAAATTTCATGGCAAATTTAATTTTGAGTTTTAGTTTTACAGCATTTATAATATTTTTGTTTGGAAGAACAAATTCCAGGATATATAAACTGCCATGGTACAAAACTCTTCTTGTGAAAATCGGACTTTGTCTTTGTACGGTTGGGTCATTGCTGAATGTATTTACATTCAGCGATCCACCTTGGACTGAAGTTATATTAAACAGTGGACTTTCTCTTTTATTTTTGTGGGCTGCTTGGTTTCATTATAGAACATTTGTAATTCCATATAAGATTAAGCATTGTAAAAAATCAAAACAAAATAAAAAAAGATAATCTGATTTACAATGACCGCGCTTCATGGTATAATTTTTACTGTAAGCGCGGTTTTCTTTCATAAATACATTGAGTTTATATCATGGACGATTATTCAAAATTAAGTGACGAAGAACTTCTTTCATTGAAGAAGAAGACAGAGTTTGATATTTCCAAGTATCATAATTTTCAATTGGTTCGAAAGATTCAATTGAACTCCGCATATGGTGCGATTGGCAATGAATATTTTAGATTTTACAGTACTGAACTAGCCGAAGCAGTTACGCTTACTGGCCAATTGATCATTCAGTATATTGCACAACAGATCAATACATTCCTTAATGATGCTGCTGGAACGCAAAATATCGATTATGTAGTTGCATCCGATACCGATTCGGTTTATCTGAATATGGAATGTATTGTCAATAAGTTTGGCAAGAACAAGACAACCAATGAGGTTGTTGATTATATCGATAATGTCTGCAATAAGATCATGAATCCATTCATCGAAAAGCAATTTGATAAATTTGCAAAGACCATGAATGCATATGAGAACAGAATTTCCATGGACCGAGAAGTAATTGCCGATAAGGGAATCTTTACGGCCAAGAAGAGATATATGTTGAATGTGTGGGATTCCGAAGGTATTCGATACAAGGAACCCAAGCAAAAGATCATGGGTATTGAGACAAGTCGTTCTTCGACACCAGAAGTTGTTCGAAAGAAGTTAAAGGAATCCATTTCAATTATTCTCAATAAGGATGAACCTCAATTGATTCAGTTTGTTGCTGATTTCAAGAGGGAATTCTTTGCTTTGTCAGCAGAACAAATTGCATTTCCGCGAAGTGTAAATGGAATGTCCAAGTACAAGGATAAGGATCAGATCTATAAAAAGGGAACACCTATTGCAGTCAAGGGTGCTTTGCTGTATAATCACTACTTGGACAAGATGAAGATTTCCAAGAAGTACAACAAGATCTTTGAAGGTGAAAAGATCAAGTTCATCTACTTGAAGAAGCCAAATCCACTTGCAGGATATAAAGGTGATGATTGTGTCATTGCCTTTCCAAATAAACTTCCAAAGGAATTTGGAATCGATGGTTACATCGACTATAACTTGCAGTTTGAGAAAGCATTCCTTGATCCCCTTTCAATCATCCTTGAGGTGATTAATTGGGATTACGAGGAGAAGAGTACTCTGGAATCATTGTTCATTTGAGGTAAACTATGTCTGACTTTCTAAATCAACTAATCAAGCAATCAGGAAACAAGTTCGCATCAATCGTTGATGACGGTCTGGATGGAAGCGATGTCACTGGATTCACCGATACAGGCAGCATGATGTTCAATGCGCTCCTATCGGGTTCTCTCTATGGAGGCATGGCAAACAACAAGATCATTGCATTGGCGGGTGAAGCGGCCACTGGCAAGACCTATTTTACAATTGGTATTCTTGCACAGTTCCTGCGTGATAATCCAGATGGTGTTGTTCTGTATTTTGATACGGAACAGGCGGTGACTTCAGATATGTTCAAGTCCCGTGGAGTCGATCCCAAGCGTGTTGGTGTTTTCCCTGTCGCCACCATTGAGGAATTCCGCCATCAGGCAATCACGATGGTTGACAAGTATCTTGAGAAGGATGAAGCTGATCGCAATCCAATGATGATCGTGCTTGATTCTCTTGGTATGTTGTCAACTTCAAAGGAAATGAATGATACAGCAGAGGGCAAGGAAGTTCGTGACATGACCCGAGCACAGGTCGTGAAGTCAACTTTCCGAGTACTTACATTGAAGCTTGGTAAGGCCAAGATTCCAATGATCATGACCAATCATACCTATCAGGTTGTAGGTGCTTATGTTCCGACATCTGAAATGGGTGGAGGTACTGGACTCAAGTATGCTGCATCTACAATCGTATATCTGTCGAAGAAGAAGGATAAGGACAGTGAAGGAGATGTTGTAGGAAACATCATCAACTGCAAGTTGTACAAGTCTCGATTCACCAAGGAAAATCAATCAGTTTCTGTCAAGTTGAATTATGAGACTGGGCTTGATCGCTACTATGGCCTTGTGGATCTTGCATTGTCATCTGGGGTCTTTACAAAGACCAGTACTCGTATTACACTACCCGATGGATCATCTGCTTTTGAAAAGAACATCTATGAGAATCCTGAGAAGTATTTCACCAAGGAAGTTCTAGAAAAGCTTGAGAAGGCAGCACAGAAGGAATTTAAGTACGGCTCCAATGAACATTGAAAAAGTCATTCTACAGAACCTTGTAAAGAACGATGTCTTTGCAAGGAAAGTTGTTCCATTCCTCAAGTCTGAATACTTTCATGACAAGAATGAACAACTTGTATTTTCCACTATTCAGGATTTCATCCTTGAGTACAATGCACTTCCATCCAAGGATGCATTGATGATTTCGCTTGAAAAGCGCAAATCAATGACCCAGGATGAATATAGCAAGTCTAGTTCCATCATTGATTCAATCTATGAAAGTGATGTAGAGAATACACTTGAGTGGTTGTATGATGAGACTGAAAACTTCTGCAAGGAGAAGGCAGTTTACAATGCAATCATGAATTCCATCAATATCATCGATGGAAAGGATGCAACTCCTACAACGGCTATTCCAGACATACTTTCAAAGGCTCTTGCAGTATCATTTGATTCACATATCGGACATGATTATGTCGAGGATTATATTCAACGATATGATTTTTATCACAAGGTAGAACAAAGAATCCCATTCGATATCGATGCATTCAATGAAATTACTCGCGGTGGAATGCCATCAAAGACCTTGTCCGTAGTCATGGCAGGAACTGGTGTTGGAAAGTCTCTTTATCTTTGTCATCATGCAGCGGCATGTTTGAAGCAACATAAGAATGTTCTTTACATCACTTGTGAGATGTCTGAGGAAAAGATTGCAGAGAGAATAGATGCCAATATTCTTGATGTCACTATGGATGATCTCAAGGAACTTCCAATGGCTGTATATGAGAAGAAGATCCACAATATGTGCGGTGGATTCCAAGGCAAGTTGATCATCAAGGAATATCCAACGGCAACTGCGAATGCAAATCATTTCCGTTTTCTATTGGATGAACTATGGCTAAAGAAGAAGTTCAAACCAGATGTCATCTTCGTTGATTACTTGAATATCTGTGCATCTTCACGAATGAAGCATGGTGCCAATACCAGTTCATACAATTATGTAAAGGCTATTGCAGAGGAATTGCGTGGTCTGGCTGTTGAATACAATGTACCATTGTTTACAGCAACCCAAACCAATCGTGCAGGATTCTCATCCACGGATGTTGATATGGATGATACTTCAGAATCGTTTGGTCTTCCCATGACGGCTGATTTTATGTTTGCACTAATCAGCACTGATGAATTGGAACAATCCAATCACATTATGGTAAAGCAACTCAAGAACAGGTATAATAGCAAGAACATGAATCACAAATTCCTAGTTGGAATCAATCGTTCCAAGATGAAGCTTGGAAATCCAACTGCATCGGACAGCATTATGCCAGAGCCGAGTAAGGGAAAGAAAGCACAACCAGATGACTTCTTCAAGCGCAAGAAGCCAGCGGGTAGTTTCAGTGATTGGAAGATGTAATGTCACTCTATATCGATAAGAAATACATCAATCTAGTTTCATCCATGCTTCCCAAGTTCAAGTGGAAGAAGGAGAATCTTGCTAATTGCCGCTGTGTTATTTGTGGCGATTCAACCAAGAGTAAGGGCAAGGCCCGAGGATATTTCTTTGCGAAGAACAATAATTTCTTTTACAAATGTCATAATTGCAGTGCAGGACTCAGCATCTACAATTTTCTACAACATGTCGCTCCATCTATGTGTAAAGACTATGCATTGGAGAGATTCTGTGCTGGGGAAAATAGGGGAAATTTCAAGAAGCCAACACTTGGAGATGTTTATCCAGTTCCCGCTTCTAAGCCTAGAGCTTATAGCTTTAGTTACATCGGAGATTTATCAGAAGACCATAAGGCAGTTAAGTATGTCAAGGCTAGGCAGATTCCACAGGAAAAGTGGAAAGATATTGGATACACGGAAGATGTTGGAAAGTTAGCAGAGGATTTCGATGAATCATACAAAGATAGGTTTTCTAAGGAAGATAGGCTTGTGGTTGTCATTCGTGGCACTAATGGCATATGTGGCTTTCAATGCAGAACTTTTCAATCAAAAATCAAAAGAGGATTGAAATACTTTACATTGAAGCATGACGGTGATGTTTGTTATTATGGTCTTGATTCAGTGGATACTTCAAGAAAATACTATGTGCTTGAAGGACCGATCAATTCAATGTTTATTCCAAATTCAATTGCAACACTTGGATCAAGTAACTTTCTGAATGTTTCCGATAAGATATCAGATGATAATGCCATCTATATCCTAGACAATGAACCATACAAGGTAGAGACATTGCAGATCATGGAAAAACTAATCGATGCCAATAAAAATATCTGTATTTTTCCAGAGAATGTAAAGCAAAAAGACATCAACGACATGGTAATGAGTGGACTTGATGTAAAAAAGATAATTGACGAAAACACATACAACGGCTTGAAAGCCAGATTGGTATTCAACAAATGGAAGAAAATGACGATATAAGCGATAATGATCTATATGTTTTACAGAAACTAATGGATACCATGTTGGTATTCAATTCGCATTTTGCACATTACATTCGTGAATATGACAAGGATCTGTTCAAGAGAGCCGTTGATTATGCAAAAACCTTTACAGAAGAAGATGTTTCTGGTATAATATTGAGTTACAGTGAAGAAGAAGAGGAAGATGATGGAAGAAAAGATACAGGTACTTGATAAAGGATTTGTAAGATATCTCAATCACATGGGAGACGATTTGATGGTTGTGAACGCAGCCAGAGTCTCCTTCAATAAGGAGAGTGAATGGGATATAGAAAGAGATTGGCGTTCCGAGATTTTAAGCAAAGATCTTTCTGAGCGTGATCGAAAACTTATCACATATCTTGCCACTCATAAGCATTGGACTCCTTTTGCACATCCACAGATTTGTCTTCACATAAAGGCTCCAATCAGCATTCGAACCCAGTTGTTCAAGCATAAAGTGGGATTTGTTGAAAATGAGATTTCCCGTAGATATGTCAAGGATAAGCCTGAAGTTTATGTTCCGCATTGGAGATCCGCACCAACAAATGGAGCAAAGCAGGGAAGTTCTGATTTCATCTATGGAAATTCTGTAATTGAAGAACACTATTCAAGATCAGTCGATGATGCAGTGGATAATTACCATGAGCTTTTAGATTGGGGAGTAGCCCCCGAGCAGGCTAGATTTGTCCTTCCCCAAGGAACATATACGGAATGGTGGTGGACTGGTTCCCTGGCCGCATATGCAAGAGTGGTTAACCAGAGATCAGATCCCCATGCACAATGGGAAGTCAGAGAATATGCATCGGCAATATCACAAATAATAAAACCACTATTCCCGATTTCATGGAATGTGCTGGTTGAGGAAGCTAAATAAGAAGCACTTTAAGGAGTTATATGAAAAATTTACCTACGCAGTATCAGGAATTTATTTACAAGAGCCGCTATTCTAGATGGATTGAGGCTGAAAATCGTCGTGAATCATGGGATGAGACAGTCAAGCGTTATTTTGATTTTTTTGAGGAACATCTAGCTGAAAATCAAAATTATAAGCTGGAACCAGAGCTTCGTTCTGAGCTTGAGAATGCTGTTCTCAATCTAGAGATCATGCCTTCTATGCGCGCTCTAATGACAGCAGGAGAAGCCTTGCGTCGAGATAATACAGCAGGATATAATTGCTCGTATGTTGCTATTAACAATATCCGTGCCTTTGATGAGGTTCTTTATATTCTAATGTGTGGAACTGGAGTTGGATTCTCCGTGGAGAGACAATATGTGGAGAAACTTCCTACAATCGCTGAACAATTCACTAATTCGGAAACCGTTATTATTGTACAGGACAGCAAAACTGGTTGGGCTAAAGCATATAGGGAACTCGTATCCCTACTTGTTGGAGGTCAGATCCCAAAATGGGATGTGTCAAAGGTACGCGCTGCTGGTGCAAGACTCAAAACATTTGGTGGTAGGGCTTCAGGGCCAAGACCTCTCGTTGATCTCTTTCAATTCACCGTGGATACATTTAAGAGAGCGGCAGGAAGAAAACTTACTTCCATCGAATGTCACGATGTTGTTTGTAAGATCGCAGAGATTGTCGTTGTCGGAGGCGTTAGACGCTCTGCGCTTATTTCTTTGTCCAATCTCACAGATGAAAGAATGCGAGATGCTAAGAGCGGAGCTTGGTGGGAACAAAATCCTCAACGAGCCTTGGCAAATAATTCAGTTGCCTACAAAGAGAAGCCAGAAATTGGTACTTTCATGGAAGAATGGATCTCTCTATATAAGTCCAAAAGCGGTGAACGCGGGATCTTCAACAGGGATGCTTGCAAGAAGACTGTTGCGAAACTAGGTGATCGTCGTGATAACTCATATGATTTTGGAACCAATCCATGTTCAGAGATCATTCTTCGTGATCGTGAATTCTGCAATCTAACTGAAGTTGTAATTCGTTCCGATGATACTATTGAATCGATCAAGCGCAAGGTTCGTCTTGCATCTATTCTAGGTACATTCCAGGCAAGTCTTACAAACTTTCCATATCTTTCATCTGGATGGAAGAAGAATTGTGAAGAGGAAGCCTTGCTTGGAGTTTCAATGACAGGTATTCTAGATAATGCATTTACTAGAAAACCAGATCCAAAGATCCTTGAGGAATTCAAGCAAATTGCAATTGATACAAACAAAGCATTGGCTGCTGAAATCGGAATCAATCCTGCGGCTGCAATCACATGTGTAAAGCCATCAGGAACAGTATCTCAATTGACAGACGCAGCCTCTGGAATTCATCCTCGACACAGCGAATATTATATTCGTACAGTTCGTGCGGATCAAAAGGATCCTCTGTGCAAGATGATGGTGGATATGGGATTCCCACACGAACCATGTGTCATGAAGCCAGACCATACTATGGTATTCTCATTTCCAATGAAGGCAGAGGGTTCGATCACTCGCAATGATCTTACCGCAATAGAGCATCTTGAATTGTGGTTGACATATCAGCGTCACTGGTGTGAGCATAAACCATCAATTACAGTTACAGTCAAGGAGCATGAATGGATGGAAGTTGGTGCTTGGGTCTACAATCATTTTGATGAGATCTCTGGTATTTCATTCCTACCACACTCAGACCATACATATAGACAGGCACCATATCAGGAATGCACAAAGGCTGAATGTGTAGCACTTGATGAACAAATGCCAAAGAATGTTGATTGGTCTAAGCTTTCAGAATATGAGAAGGAAGATAAGACCGCAGGATCGCAATCCTATGCTTGCAGCGCAAATGGTTGCGAACTGGTGGATCTTACAACATAACAACCCCACTTGAGATAGCATCTCAGGTCCGACGACCCATCGAAAGGTGGGTCGTTTCTTTATAAATACCGAAGGAGAAATTCATGGCAATAATTGTAAATAACCCAGATGGTACAATTTCAATACAGGGATCCACAGTTACCTATGTTGTGGATGTAAATCAAAAATTTTGTTTAATGACTGCTTGTACTAATAGTAATGCAAGCTACACTGGAACTAAACAAAATGGAACTACAGTCTATAAAGGAAGTATAGTGGAAGTACAAATGAGTACAAAACCACTTCCAAGTTCCATAACCCCAGTGCCATCACGGGGTATTTTTCAAATATGGAGAAGTGCTGATATAGTATTTACTTGGGACTCGACAAAACTTGAATTGATCGATGGTGTTGCCGATTCATTTTTAACAGATAAAACTGTAATGGATATAACCAAGATTTCAGCCGTACAAAAGAAAAATGGTGTTGGTCTATTTCATTCAGAAGTCCTTCCAGCACCAGAATTAAGAACACCAAAACTTGCAGAACAACCATTCCAGTGGAATCTTGGTGGATATGTGTGGACCAATGTCAGTAGAAATCTAGGAAAAATAAGATTCAGAGTAATCTCTGATTTTTACTATCCATCTGATCTTCCGACAGATATCAAGATTCACAAGGAATTTACAGTAGATGGAGAAACATTCAAGAGCAAGATAGATGGTTCTGCCACCCCAGGATCAGACATACTTGGGGATATTCAAAATAATGCAAATCAAATTAAATCTGGACCATCCCCAGATTATAAGGTAAATCTTGCTTTATCTGGACCAACCACTCCAGTTTCGGTTGGAAACACAATAGATGTAAAGATTCTTGTAACTCCAGCAACTTTACCACAGGTAATATGGTCTGTAGTTACCATGTTTGCATGGGATAATACCAAATTGGAACTGATGGGTGTCGATAAGACTGGAGCCAAAGCATCCATGTCATCTGATTTTTATAGACCATGTCCAACATGCATAAATGAAGCCACAATTCCAAAAAGAGGAGTTGCCAGCCATTGTTTCCTTACTTTGCTAGGTGATAAGAAACCAATAGATAAGGAAACTCTTATAGCCACTTTGAAGTTCAAGGTATTATCTGACTTCACAGATACAAAAATTGAAATAATCAACAAGCAAGATCCACGGGTGACTGGAATGCAAATTCTTGATGATATGGGTGTTGGTGGATCTTGTGTTGCTGGATCATCGGTTACTGGAACATTGACCCATTCTGTAATTAAAGGTTCATTATAAGGAAAATATCATGACATTGGATACAAGACAATTATTCAACGAAAGATTTAGAGTCAGATATAATTTTGATGGAAGTGTGAGCACAGATCAAAATGGTCCTAATGAAAAAAGAAGGGCTGTTGGATATGGTGGAGATAAAAGTACATTTTCATGGAAAAGATTTATTTCTCTTGAAGGTGAATATAATCCATCACCAAATGAATTAAATCCATGGAGCTTGAAGAAATGGTATAAATGGGGATGCAGAAAATTTCATCTTCATAATCCATTTGGAAAAGTTGCAATGGGAAATACACAACAATTGGTCTATGAAGTGGATCAATTCCTAAATGCAAAAAATGGTCTTACAATAAATGGAGTGGTTCAAAATACTCCAATGCCTTGGTTGGTTGATGATTTTGTCGCTGTATTTAAAGCATTGACAACAGGTCAACAAGGAACTTTGGATCAAGCAACATGGAATTCATGGATCAGTGGCCCAGATGCATGGTTCAATCCAGCCGAACCAATTGATGTAATAGTTTATATCGGAGCAATGGCGGATCCAGGTGGAGATACTGCATATAAAGCATATGTTGATCGCTGGAATTCATTGTTTGCATCGTCTGCTGCAACAGCCGCAAAGAGATTAAAGGATTCTGTTGCTCCATTGATTGATGCAAATTGTAGAATTGGATTTGATGCAGCGGTCGTAAGTCCTGGTGCCATAGCTGGTCGTGATATTCCATTCACGGTACAAACATCGGCTTTACAAAAGGGATGGTGGACTTTCTTCACAGGAGTTGTCAAGGCCATAGGAAAATCAAGAGTATATGTTGAATCGCATCCATTCAAGAAAAACAATATGACTAACTCATATCTTGGTTACAATGTAATAGCAGATGATGACTGGTCGTATTCACCAATGGTATCACCTGGTCCAGATGGACCACATTTAACCAGTGAAATGGGAGATGTTGAATTCTGGAGAGCCATATGGCAAAATTCATCTACATCGACACCTCTGATATCTCGTATGGAAAATGGATTATTGGTGAAGGAAAGATATTGGTTCTTGAATAATTGCAGATACGCTGTGATGAACACACATACACAGGAAAAGAGATTGACCCCAGCTGATTGCTGCAATCCAAATCACAATTATTACTACTCTGACATATATGGATCAATAATTGCATATCATCTCTTGGAGAAGCAGAATATTCGCGGGGAAACCGACGAGAGAAAGAATATAACAAAGGCTGGTATTTTGGTTCCAAATTCATTACTACAAGTTCTACCAGAAGCATTTTCTGGTGATCCTCAGTGGGCAAATCAATTTGGATATAAATTTAAATCTGCAAATGATTTTATAAATTATCTCAATACAATAATCGATAGAAAAAAGAACAGTGAATTGGATGTCTACAATTCATAAAATTAAGAAAGGTAAAAATGTACGAATATTTAATTTCAGAAGTCGTAAAGGTAATTGATGGAGATACACTTGATGTTGTTATAGATGTGGGATTCAATATGATGAGAAGGGAAAGGGTAAGAATCAATAGAATTGATACACCAGAAAGCAAGACCACCGATGAATATGAAAAGAAACTAGGTCTTGATGCAAAGCAATATGTTTCTGATTGGATTAAAAAGCAAAAAGAAATACGAATAAAAACAGTAAAAGACGACAAATATGGTCGTATTTTAGGTGAAATCTATGGGGATCATGATGAATGTTTGAATAATCTATTGATTGAAAATGGCTATGCTTGGGAATATGATGGAACTACAAAAGTTAAGAATTTTGAAGTTCTTGTCGAGAAACGCAAAGCCAAGGGACTTATATAAATAAAAGAAAGGAGAAATCATGGAATTTCTATCAAGCGCAGCTGGAACAGTATTTTACACAGTGGTCGTTTTCGTAGCTGGAGCACTTCTTGGTGTTCCTCTATGGAATTGGGTATCCAAGAAACTACCTTGGAATAAATGAATCACAAGTGAATAAAAAAAGGGAGCCTTTCGGCTCCCTTTTCTTTTTATATCTAATAATTTTTATTTAAATCCTAAGCGATTGAAAATTGTACCAATATTTTTTCTTAATTCATATCCAGCACCACGAATATTATCATCGCTAACTCTTTTTCTTTGTGCTTCTCTATCTTCTGGTCTTGGATAATCTGGAGATTTTGGATAATCTTCTGGTTTTAATCCTCTAGAGGCAGCAGCATCTCTGATTGCTTTTCTTCTTAATTGGGTTCTAGTATTTCTTGTTCTTATATCTTCAGCTGCTCTTGCAATCATTTCTTGTGAAGTTGCTGGAGTTGGATAATCTGGGGATTTTGGATAATCGTCTGGTTTTAATCCTCTTGCAGCAGCACCTCGTCTCAATCTTGCATTTCTTTCTTCAGTTGTTTCTGGAGTTGGATAATCTGGAGATTTTGGAAATTTAGATGTATTTGGTCCTGGTTGTTGATCAACTCTCCATTCTGGCTGATCTATTGTTGGTGGGTTTGGTGATAATAACTCAGGAACACCAAGAATAGGTTTATCTTGCGGTTTTGATGTTGGTGGTTTTGGCTTTATTGGAGTTATTGATTTTTTAACTTCAAGACCGCGCAAAAATCCTTTAACATCTTGATCTATTTCATTTCTTTTTGATTCTAGTTCCTGTGCAGTTTTTTCTTTTTGTCTTTTTAGCATTTCTGCTTTGATTTGATCTCTGGACATTCCTACTGTTGAAAATCCAACTTCTTTATCAAATGCTTGTTGACCAGCAGCTTTTTGTTCTGCTTCAAGATCCATAGGAAGTCGGTTTCCTTGATATTGGCCAAATGATGCAGGCAATTTTCCAGATTGAACATCAGCCATTACTCTTGCTTCTGGGCTATTTGGATTTTTATATGATCCACCAGTTATTATTGGCTTACCACCAAAACCACGACCAACACTGAATCCGCCGCGTGTTCTTTCAACTGGTTGAAGATTCATTGGACCTTGTTCGAGTGAATTTGCAATTGCTATTTGATCGGACCACGAACCAACTTTTGTATTTAAACGAGCGTTTTCGGCCTCTTCAGCTGCTTTTTTCGCGTCTTCTTCTTCTTTTTTTGCTTTTTCTTCTGCTTTTCTCTTTTCTTCTGCCTCTTTATTAATTTCATCAACTCTAGGTTTTCCTTCAGCTGCTCCAGGAACTTGACCTATTCCACCACCTGTATCTTGCTCTTTAAGAATATTGTAATAATTTTTGAAGCTTTCAGTCCAAGCCTCTCGTTCACCTTTTTTATGTTCTTCCCGTTCTTTTCTTCTTTCTTCTTCTTTATCCCATTCTTCATAATCTTCTGGGGAATCAAGATCACTGGTTTCTGGAGTTCTAGGTGGGTTACCAGAATTAGATGGTGTTCCAGCATTTGCTGCTGCATTTGATGGTCTTTTTCCTTCTAAATCACCAACAGTATATTCTTGGCCTAAAGCATCTTTACGAGCCTGTTGCATCTTTTCGTATGCAGCTTTGGCTTTATCAGACATTCTTTTACCTTTTATTGTAAATGAAGTGCCATCTGGTCTTGTTCCAGAAAGATCTTTGCTTGCATCATCGATATCTGGATCAGCTTTTCTTGCAGCCTCATATTCTGCTTTTGCCTTTAAATATGCAGCACCCTTTTCATTTTTACCAGAAAGTGCAAAAGCTTTCATTTGTGCAGCTCTATTTTTTGCCATGTTAGATGCCAAAGCTCTGGTTCTTATTATAGAGCCAGTTCTTGCATTTCCAGACATATCTGAATTTTGCAAATCAGCCAAATAATCATAATAATCTTCTTTATCACCAGATGCCAATGATCTTGCAACATTAGCATCTACATTTCTTCTATTGTTAAAATTTCTATTTGATCCACCTTGGCCTGATACTGGTTGAACCGCACCAAGTAATCCTTTTAAAAGGTCTGCTCCATAATATGCACCAGCACCAGCAGCAGCATAAGGTAAAAGTGGTGATAAAGCATCAATTGCACTTCCAGCCAACCCTATACCAGTTCCAGCGGCTCTGCCTGCTCCTCTAATAAATCTACCCCCCACTCTTCGCGCTCCAGAAAGAAATCCCCCAAAAGAAGCTTCATTGAGTATTTCATAATAGTGTTCAGTTAATTGTTTTTGGTGCATATATTAATCCTAGTAATATATATTTATATGCTTATCGCTGGAATTGATTATAGTCTGAATGGACCAGCCGTCTGTGTATTTGAAGGATTAAATAATTTTGTCTTTGAAAAATGTCAATTTTATTTTCTAACAGATACCAAGAAATATGCTAGTACATTTTTTAGTAATATTCATGGTAAATTATTTGAAGAATATGAGGAAGAATGTGAAAGATATGATACCATATCCGATTGGGTAATGAAAATAGTCACAGGCTGCGATCAAGTGGCTCTGGAAGGCTATGCTTATAGCGCACAGGGGAGAGTATTTCATATAGCCGAGAATACTGGAATTCTCAAGTATAAATTATACGAAGCTTCTGTTCCTGTAGAAATAATAACCCCATCAGCAGTCAAGAAATTGGGCTGTGGAAAAGGAAATGCCGATAAAAATATGATGTATGAGGCTTTTTTTAATGAGACTGGTATTCCACTACAAAAATTAATAAGTCCCAATAAAAAAGATATCGGAAATCCAGTTTCCGATATCATTGATTCTTTTTATATCTGTAAAAGTCTTTATTTACAGCTCAAGAGCTAGGTGTTTGATCCTGTGTTTTCGGTGGATTCTGTTGTTGTGGTTGATCCACGGGACCATTTCCACTTGATCGCTCTTGCAAATAATACCAGGCAACAAAGAACACAACTAGACAATAAAATAGAATCGCGTACCAATTTATTTTCGCCATCGTGATTTCCGTCCCTACTGGTAATATCACCTTTGTCGATGGTTCCAACTGGACTTTCGCTGCCTCTGTCAACTGTAGGTAGGTATTCTCTGGTAGAATCACATTCGTATTCTTGGGCAATAATACTTGTTGATTCTCCAGAGTTTGTGCTTTTGGGTCGGGGGTTTCCTTCGACTTTAAAGTCACATAAACATCCTCTTCTAAAGATACAGTAGTTTTTTCTTCTGGGTCAGTTTTTACCCATGTACCTCTTGGCAACTCAGCCGTAGTAGGTTTTGTCAGTACAGTCTCCGTTGGTTGATTGAGCGTATCTGGTGCTCTTTCCATTATAGGAGGAGCACTTATCAATGACTGACATGATGTCAGGCATAGAAATAAACATATTATAATAAAAATCAAATATTTCCTCATTGCTTTCCTTTCTTGAATATTTTATTTAATTTCTTGATTGCTTTAATTGTTGTCTTTTCACCATCTTTATGCTGACTTGGATGTAAAGACGGATCATCTATATTTCCAGCTATTTTTTTATCAAATTCTACCCACATCTCAGCCATGTATTCCTTGAATTTTTTCATGATTTGTTTCCTGCTGCTGCTGATCCAAAGTAGAAGCCTACTATGCTGATTAGAATTTGTCTATTTTCTTGTGTGAACAGATATCCATTGATTGTTTGAAAGATTGTTTCCTTTCTTTCTGGAATCAAACCAAAGAAAAATTCTGGGTGGGTTGTATTGACTTCAACTATCGTTGGAATGCCAAAAAAAGGAAGAACAAAAGGAGCAGCAATGGTTCCAAATAATACCATGAGAACAATGATTTGTCTAACAGCTTTACCAGCATCGACAGAAACTCTTTGGACTGCTTCATTTTGATTCTTATTAGTTCTTTCATTTGCTTCAAGTAATCTCTTGAAGTTTTCTTGTTCGGCTTGGCGTTTTTCAGCCATATGTCTGAAGATGAATCCAGTTGCCGATCCACCTATCAGGGATAGCAGTTCAGTTGGTGGCATGACGAAAACTCCTTTGTTTTATCAATATCCATCTCTGCCGACATTACGACCAACATCTCTTTTTGGTGGAGTGGTTGATCCATCAAGTGATATGTACATTTTTCTTGGTGTCTTTGGTTTATTTTTATCTTCTTCCTTCATTCGCTTCAAGTGAGCAGCCTGATGGACGATGGTTTCATCTGGATTTCCCCTGACACCATAAATGCCACCACCAGATACGGAGTTGGCGGGAGTACCAGATGCAGCTGGGGCAGCTCCACCGTTATCCTCTAATATAGTGTTCAATAGTTCTTTGAAAGTCTTCATTTGATTCTCCTAGTAGTTGAGTCAGACCATCATCAATATTTATTCCATTCTCAAGTAAAATATCCGATATTTCATTGAATACGATATCTGGATCTGCCCCATCTTTTTCTGCTTGTTCAACAAACAATACGAGAGCAGTGGTGAGGTACTTTAGATCGGCTTTTATACTTGGATCTGGTATCTTTAACAAAAGTTTCTTTATGTTTATTATAAGCCGATCATAGATGTTTATTTTCTTTGGATCACCAATGAAATTTCCATCTTTATCAATCATCTTATCTTTGAAAGCCTTGAGCTGATCGAATGGCGTTGTGATATCCTTGACGAACTTGTATATTGTGAAAGATGTAACAACCTTATTCAGTTCTCTTGTGGTTGTTTGTCTTCTTTTCATTTTATTTCTCTCAGGTTGTTAAGAATATATGGGTCAGATTCTATTAAACTTAAATTTACTTCTGGAATATTATGTGGAAGATAATCCAGATACTCGAAGAAGGATTTGAGGAATGGGTGCAAATCCTTTGGAGTTTTGAAAAAAAGAATCCTAACACAAGCCTCTGCTCCAAATATATTCTGCATCACGATTACATGGTTCAATATGAGTCTTGTTTTTAGGATTCCAGTTTTCTTGAATTTTAACAAAAGTCTTTTGATATATTTTATTCTTGATATATCTTCTTGAAACTCCTCTATACCAGTGCATAAAGGATTGCTATACATCTTCATAGCATAAATTAAAAAATTATTGTTGGTTAGACAATCTTTCACGAAATGATTTTTTTTATCCCTTGCGCTTCATCTTCTTGCGAAGTTTATCCATTCTCATCTGTATTTTTGCCTTTTCACCTTCATCTTCGGCTAGGCGGTGATTTCTCTTGAGTTTGTTGTAAAGATCAATCATTCTGCTTTGATCTGCTTCTGGCTTATCATGTTCATCTGCTTCAAAAAGAGTTTTGAACATTCCATCTACAAGTATCTTGGTTTGTGATTCATTGATATCAACATCAAGTCTCTTTGCTGCTCTTTCAATAACAAATTCAAGCTTAGTCTTTACATCGTCTTGATCGAATTCATCTGCCTCAATCTTTTCAACGATGTTGATGAGAACTGGATTGAATACTTTGCTGCTGAATTCTTCATCTTGTGATACGAATGCATAGAAGCTTTCAGCTGCCATTAACTTGTGTGTTGGTTTTTCTGGTGGTGTTGCCATTACTGTTTTTCCTGCTGGATGTAGTGCGATATTGTCAAAATAATAACGCATGGATGCATCTTTTCCTAAAGTAAATGAAAGATCAATATCGGTATAATCTTCGCCAGTATCAAATCCATTTCTCAATAGATCGGTAGTTGGAGTTGTTCCAAATTTCTTTCCATACTTGAGTAGTCTGAAAGCAGTTGGACCTTCAACCAATGGAATTGTATTGTTGAATTCAAAATCAAGACCGATGTGATTCAAACGAACCTTCAATCCATAAAGAGCATGGCGGGGATCGCTGTGAAGTCCACCGAGATATGTGTAAATCATGGCTCCGATGGCATCTAATTGAGTGCCTGCCTCTGATTTATTTGGTGTGAATGAAGCTGAATTTGAGTACTTTGTACCAAATCCACCCATATTTGTACGAGGATCAAAAATACCTTGTCCAGTATTGATACTCATCATTTCGGCATCTGAGATATCTCCAAGATAACCGCCTGTACCAACACCTGGTCCTATGCCCTCTAATAATTGTTTTGCGCTGAGTTTCATTTGTTCTCCTACTTTATTTATTGTTTGGATTTTCTGTTCTTGGAGCGTTGTGCTTCTATCTTTTTCATTGCTTTTCGGATAGATGCCTTCTTTTCATCTGCGGAAAGTTTTTTCTTTCCACCTTTTTTCTTGCCACCTTTTTTATTTCCACCAGATTTTGCTTTCTTACCCAAGGCTGCTCTAGTGGCTCCTGCCCAAATCACTTCTTCCATAGTCATGGCTGGATTATTTGGTGCTTTTGCATTTAAGTTTCCACCATCTTTTTTGAATTTAGCTATACGGGCATCACCAATTCTTTTTCTCTTTGCCTTTTGTTCGGCAGTCATAAATGTACGACCTGGATGCTTTCTTGGAATCAGAGCGTCTGTATCCTTATGACGGAACCACGGAGAACCACGCTTCTTTTTCTTTTTCTTTTCAGTTGCTTCTGTTATTGGCTCTTGATTGCAACCACAATCTTCTGTTGATTCAAGCTCCTTTTTTTTCTTCACTGAAATATGTCTTTCAAAAAGATTGAATAATCTATTCATTTCTTTATTTTCCTTTATATCTTTACCGTAGTAGCATTGCACTACTTGAGCTGATGCATAAGCAGAAGGCCACACCTTGACTTTAGACTTTACTTTTGCCTTGCATCTGGAATGCTTTTCTTTATTGGCAGGATTCCATTTTTCAAGAATGACTTCATTTAATATATTCTTTATATTTAGCATCGGCATCCCCATACTCTTAATGCAGCATTGATCTTGGACTTTGGATCACGGGCTGTTTTTGAGCTTGTTCTTCTTCTTTTCATTCCACACATTCTAGCGCAAAATGATTTTCTTCTCTTTTGGGTTTTCTTGGAAAGTTTGCCGAAGCCACCTTTGCGCTTTGCTTCATCCTTAGTTTCAATACCAGCATGAATTCCTTGGCGACGAGCTTCTGCTCGACTCAAACCACCTTCTGGATGGTTTTTACCTTTTTTGAATCCCTTATATGGCTTCTTATCTTTCTTTTCAGTCAATAGTTTTTCTTTGAATCTTTCGTAGAAAAAATCAATTGTTTCTTTCATATATTTACCCTTTTTTGCATTCCATTTTTTTCCAGTTCTATGTGAACTGAATTGTTTTCCTTCTCGGTGGGCCTTTTGCTTTTGTCTAACTGCTTTTTTCTTTTCTTCTGGTGACATCTCACTCCATGTTCTGGGTGTCTTTGATGTTACTTTTTTGGATGGTCTGCATTTAACCTTACCCTTGCCTTTATATTCACCACATTTTGAACCATCTTGTGCAGTCCATTTTTCCCTGAACCATCTACCAAGACCAGTATCTGAGCTTGGTTTCTTTCCTCTTATTTTTCGTTTTTCAAAGAGATCCATTCAATGATCTCCTCTATTCTTGTGCTTGCTTCTAACTCTTAGATTATTCATGGAATTGTTCTGGGGATCTCCATCCTTGTGATCGACATCCTTACCATCACCTTTGCTAACTTTTCCAGCCTTCATCATTTTTCTTCTGGCAAGAACCCTTTTACTTCTATTGGCTCTTTGTTCGGCACTACCATGATATTCATCATATTCCTTGCGATAATTTCTTTTCTTTCTTTTTTCAACCAACATTTTTATCATTGGTGTTGATTCCAAAATTGATTCTGCATCATCTGGAACAACAGTTGGAATTTGAACTGGAATCTCAAATCTCTTTCCATTGACCTTTACAATGTTTCTTTCAGATGAATAATCAATTGCAGTTATTGCATAGAAATCAACTGGTTGTATTGTTATTTGACTTGGTTGAATGGCAAAGATGTTCATCAGATCCTGTATTCCATTAGCAGATTCTATCATCTGTAGGAAACTTGAATTTGCTTGATCTGCATCAACTTGTTCAAAAAGCACACTGAGTGGTGAATAGGAGAATCTTTCTTCCTTCATCAGAAGCTTCATGTAGTTACGAACACCGTATTTCTGTGGATTGACAAGTTTTGGACATTTGCCACCAAAACGAATCTTGCAGGCTTCAAGTTCTGCTTTCTCATCTGGAGTTTCTTGAATCTGATTCTTGAAATGGATTGACATATCAATATCAGAATCCATGATCTTTCTTGTAAAGTCCATATCAAGCATCTCAACAGTTAATCTGTATTCATCTGGAATAATTGCTACGATTCCCTGTGCATAACCAGGAGATCCTTTTCCGAACTTAGAATATCCAGTAAGAGCTTCATTTAGGAATATTGTGAAGTAAAGAATGTTTGAGTTTATTACTCTTTCTATCTTTTCCTTCATTGTCTCTGACAGCTTCTGGATTTCACTTAGAGTATCTTCTAGTGATGGCTGGTAGCTGACATTCTTGATGATCTTGTCATTTACAGTTTCAAGTGCAATCTTTTTCAAGAAATCCAAATCAGATTTGAGTTTTTCAAGATCATGTTTTTCCTTTTGATTCAAGGACATCATTAGATCTATAGGAGCATTTCCAGACAACAACATATCAACAATGTTTATAGTTGCAAATAAATTTGTATTGGCATCATTAAGTAGCTTGCCATTTGTAAGAGATGATGGTCCATATTTAATTGTGAATGTTATCATCTGCTCACTTGGAACTATTCCAGCTTCTGAGCATCCACACATTGTTTTCTGACATTCCTTGTCTTTCATTGATTCAACTACACACTTATGTCTGAATGCAATGTTAGTCTTTGGACCAGAATCATATCCGCCCATTGATTTCCAGAAATTGGTAGTTTGAAACATCTGACCTTCGGTTATCATTGGAGTATATTCCAGGATATCACGGCCGATCAATTCCTTGAAATAGAATGCTATTTGCTGGGCAATCTGATTAGAAATCTGCTGTATTTCCTGTGATGAATTGTATTCATCCAATTGTTCTGGAGTAATTCCAATCTTCTGCATATCCTTTGCCTGCATACCACTCATCATTCCGAGAGCAATCATAGGACCAGAAGTTACATTTGCCTTTGTAAACGGTATTTCTCTGACAGGAGCTGGTGGGGCTGGGGCAACTGAAGGAGCTTCACTTTCACCACCCGAACCACTTGATGTTTCTGATGCTGTTTTCACCGATTTTCCTTCTCCACCGCTGGAATCTTCTTGCTTTACATCACCAAAAAGTCTTTTTGATGTTTCTGTTTGTACGAATTTTGGATCTTTGATTATCGCTCTTACTGATGTCTGATCCATTTGGTCTGGAGAAATCAATATTTCGTGATATTTTGGAGTGTAAGATTCACGATCAATTATAAGAATTTCACCATTCATTTTATTTCTTACTACTAGAATATTTGCAAATGGATTGACTTGTGATTCTGCATCATCTCTTTGTCGTTGTCTGCGTTTGCGTAGTCTAGCATCCAATCTTTCAGATTGTTTGTCTTTTTGTTCGACTAGTCGATAAAGTGGGCTTTTATACTTCATAATAGATATTTTTATTTATAAAAAAATACCCCCCTTTAAAAAGGAGGGTATTTATTCATTTTTTATCCGATTTTATCTTCTGGATCCTCTGATTTTCTTTCTTTTTGGCAGAGGTTATTAATTTTTTAGCCATTTTCTTTATGGCAGGAGTTCTCTTTTTCAGGGTTTTATCTATTCTTTCTCTGGTGGAATAGGCTAACGATTTCCAGTTCTTTCCACCCACTCTTTTTCTGAGGTTATTTTTTATTTGTTCGTATGTTCTTTTTTTCAGTGTAGATGATTTTGCTGGTTTTTTTCTATGAAGTTTACTTGAAACAGCTCGTCGTTTTGCAGTTCTTCTTGCAGCTCTGGCCAGCTTAACCCTGGTTTCAGCACTCACAACTTCTGTTAGATATCCTTTTTTGGATAGCTCCAAATATTCATTCAATTCTTCTTGGTCAAACCATCTATTTTCCATAAAAATATTTATACTTGCCAGGGAATTTCGCCAACGAACTTATACTTCTTGTATTGTTTTCTCTTGCCAGCAATCATTTCATACATTGGTGCTCTATTGAGATCACGCTTCTTGCAGAAATCATACATGTTTTCTACAAAATGAATACGACCTTCTGGGTCTTCAAAAATAAACTTACGGCGAGTTATGGTTGGTTTAGGAATTTCACGCCATTTATATTCCATTTTTTCTTTTATGAATTCACCACCGAATTGCTCAAGAAATTTTTCTCTGAATCTTTTACTTTGTGCATCATCATTACATTTAACCCAAGTCTGGCTATATCTTTTGTTTACATCTTCAAGTTTCAATATTATCATGTGTTACCTCTTTAAATTTATCAATGCTTTTCTTCAAATCACCTACAAAATTCTTGGTTTTCTCTGAAAAAACCTGTAGAATTCCCTCTTCTGATGCAAGAAATATTGAAAAGTCATTTATCTTTTCTCCAGTTCTTTCTTGCCACATAAGACAATATGCAGTTGCCTGTAGAAAATAATTTTGAATATCTCTTGCGTCTTTTGGTCTAGTGCTTCCTTTGAAGTCTATTACTTTGATTTTTCCTTCGTGAACACCAATACAATCAACTCTGCCAGCTAGACCGAGTTTTTTACTCCATAGCGGAGTTTCAAGAGCATAGATTTCATCCAATTCATCCACCTTTGGTTTGATTAGATGAAATAGATCTTGTGTTTTATAATCAAGATGATCTAATTTAACCTCTTTTCCAAGAATGTAATTTTCCACAAGAGAATGAAGATTCGTACCGCGTGTGCATACGCGATTCGATTCTTCTTTGTTTTTGATTCTCCAGGCTTCGAAAAATAATCTTTTTTCCCATCCAACAACAGTTGTTACCGATGGGAATATTCCGTCTGGTGTGGAATATAATCTTATATCTTTATCTTCTGCACTTTTTATAGAAGGATCATTTTTTAAAACTAATTTTATATTAAATTTTTTTCTTTCGGTCACTCATTTTACCTTTAATAATATCATTCACCGCAGTTTGTAATGCTCTACCATCAGGTGTACTCATATATTTATTGATTTGCTTTTTCATTAGTTTTGAAACAACAGACTCTTTAATCATTTTGGTCACATCATTTTCGTAAGATGAAACAACTATTTCATAACCAGGTTTATAATGAAGAGGATTGAATTTTGTTTTTCTTTTCTGTCCTCCTATAAATCTGCCTATTTTTTTGTAATAGCTGTCATCCATTATAGCAGAAGCTGCATTGTTTATACTTCCTACTTTTTGAGGAGTTATTTCTTTAGGCATACTTATTCATCATCCTTTCTAGTTGGTCTTGGATTGCCAAACATCTTATTGGCGAGATATCCAATAGTATCCATTCGTTCTCCACCTTCGTGACCAAGAGGTCTATCTTCGATCTTTTTGAGATTACTCTTGGTTCCGATTTTAATTGGATCAATTGGTTTTCCTTGATAATCAATTCTTGTTCTTTCAAGATCTCCACCAAATATTGGTGGGAAAATTGGAATATCACCATCACCATCACCATCACCATCTCCTTCTGGTTTTGGTGTAGGAGGTACTGGAACTGGAGGTGGAACTGGAACTGGAGGTGGAACTGGAACTGGAGGTGGAACTGGAACTGGAGGTGGAACTGGAATTGGCTTTGGAACTGGAACTGGTGGTGGAACTGGAGCTGGTGGTGGAACTGGTACTGGTACAGGAGCTGGTGGTGGAACTGGTACTGGTACAGGAGCTGGTGGTGGTGCTGGAGCAGGAGCTGGAGCAGGAGCTGGTGCTGGAGCTGGTGCTGGAGCTGGTGCTGGAGCAGGAGCTGGTGCTGGAGCAGGAGCTGGAGCTGGTGCTGGAGCTGGCTTTGGTTCAACTTCTGGTTCAGCAGGCTTTGGTTCAACTTCTGGTTCAGCAGGCTTTGGTTCAGCAGGCTTTGGTTCAACTTCTGGTTTAGCTGGTTTTGGTTCAACTTCTGGTGTTGGTTCAGCAGGCTCAGTTTCTGGTTCTGGAGTCGTCTCAGGCTCAGGTTCAACTTCTGGTTTAGCTGGCTTTGGTTCAACTTCTGGTGTTGGTTCAGCTGGTGCTGGTTCAATAGTTGGTTCAAATGGAGATGGTGGACCTACAGGCTCTGGTGGTCCCATAGGTTCTGGCTCTTTTGGAGTTTCTGGCTCTTTTGGAGTTTCTGGCTCTTCTGGTGTTCCAGGAACTTCTGGTTCTGGTTTTGGAGCTGGTGTGTGAGTTGGTGGTGGTAATTCTGGAAGAGGAATATCTGGATAAGTTTCTTGCCACCATTTTTCAAATTCAGCTGGATCTGCCTCGTAATCTGGTGGAGTTTTTGGTTCTACTTCAGTTGGTGGTTGTTCTGGTTCAGTGCTTGGATAATCTGGTTCCATAGGATATGGATGATCTGGTTGAGTAAAAGGATCATAACCAGGTTCAGCTGGAGGTGCAGATGGTGCATCTGGAAGAGTTGCTGGTTCAAATGAAACAGGTTTTCCTTCCATATCAGTGGGAGTTATTTGTGGGCCTGCACCTTTTGAAGCTGGTGCATTTCTTACATCTTCAGCTTCTTTTTCTCTTTGTTTTTGTGTTTGTGTTAATTGTGGATCTACAAAAACTTCACCTTCTGGTGAAATTTCTGCTCCTTTATAAATTGAAGGAACATCACCCAACATTGTTGGATTTTGTGCAAATTCTCTTGGGGTTGGAGTTCTAAACCAATTTGCTGCTCCAGATAAAGCAATATCTAGTGGTGTTTGCAGGGCCGAACCAAATTGTCCCATTTGAGATGGCATGGTTGGTCTTTGAGCTGGAGTTGTTGGTCTTACAGATCCAGTACTAGGAGCAGCTGGTTTAGCTGGTTTTGGAGCTGCGGGTGTTGGAGTAAATTGTGGAGATGGTTGAAATCCAGACGCAGGATCATAATTAATTGGCATTGATGGTGGAAGATTTCCAGATTGTGGAGTTGTTTTTCCCCCAGCTTGTTGTGGTGGAGCTAAAGTAGCTTGTGGTTTTGGTGCTTCTTTTAGTAATTTTGAATTTATTTTAATTGAATACTTATGATTCATTGCTGCCATCTCCTGAGATTTCTATTTGTTGCTCTATCTAGATTTGCGTGTGTGTGTTTTGGCAATCCTGGTTTTATTTTTGACATCAATTCATTCCATGCCCCACCAGTTTTTTTATTTGGAGTTACCATCGCGTCAGCCATCAATGCAGATGTTTGATTTTCATAATTTCTATGAATATTATTAACTCCACATTTCTCACAACATTCTGTCAATGGTTTTTCCCTATCTGAGATTGAAAGAAAACGATCAAACTTATTGTTGCAATTTTCACAAACAAATCCATAAACTGGCATATTATTTTTCCTTTTTCTTCTTTGAAAAACCAATCGGGTACTTATCTTTCAACCCCTTTGATATAGTAGCATGGGTTGGAGATTTTCTTCTTTTATCCTCTTGTAAACGATCCACGAACCGTTCTTTTGGTGTATTTTTTGCCATAATAAGGTATTTATATTATCCCATAGGACCAAATCTAAGGGGTCTTGGAGTGGATAATAAATTCATTTTGGCTTCACTTGGTGTTTTATTTCCCTTTTTTCTATTGCATTTCAAGCAACAGGAAACGACATTTTCCCAACGATGTTTTCCACCTCTAGATCTGGGCATTACATGATCTATGGTTGCATCGGTTCCGTGCAATTTACATGAACAATATTGGCAAGTATGATTATCCCGTCTGAATATGTTCTTTCGGGTTGGGCTAAATTCTTTGAAAGGAATGTAAACAAACTTCTTCAGCACAATGTGCTTAGGAAGCTTGAATATTCCACTTGTTGTAGGGATGTCGATGTATTCATCCGTAGTCGCAGATGAAACTTTGTCATTGACAAGAAGAACGACTGCCTTCTTCCAGTCTATTTCGTATATTTTCTCGTAACTTACATTATATAAAGATACTACTTCTGTCATACATCATTATTTATTGCTGATTTTCAGCCTGTTCTTTTTCTTTTTTAGCTTTCTCTTCTGCCACTTTTTTGCCATAATCACGAACTGCTTGTGCATCTCTGTTCATTCTTGTAACAACTCCAGGGAGTGGTTTGTATATCACATTTCCTTTTTTATCTCGTTTTTCTTTCAGTTCGCCTCTGTCTAGTAATTCGTTTGCAGCCCCTTCATAATCACCAGAATCTAGTAATTTTCTAAAATTAGGCGAGTCTGTGACATGACCTCTGAATGTTCCACTGACCAATACAGATTGCAACTCTGGTGAATATTCCTGTAATTTTGGAATCATTGATGTCGCTCTATTTTTATGTTCTTGATAATCAACTTCAAATAATTTTTCAATTTGATCATTAGACATTTTCTCTCCAGACATCACGGATTTACGAATTGCCGCGCCATCTTTTCCAAAGGCTTTTGTAAATGCAGAAACAGAAGCTTTTTCATTCTTTAAGTTATGACCAACACCGACAGTCATAATTCCTTTTCCATCATCATACATCTTTGATTTTACACCTTCATCTTGTCTGATTAGATTTTTTATATCATCATCATAAAAAGTTCCAGATGGTTTTGCTTGAATCTGTTGTGTGGATTGCTTTACATTTTGTGGTGGTTTTGTTGCAGAAGCATTACCACTTACAACTCCCATAGCAGCAGCCGCCAGACCAGCCATTACTTGAGATCCAATTCCTTCATTCAAATTATATTTTTCAAGTAAAAATTTCTTTTTGATTTTCATTCTATTTCCTTTAACTTTCTAAATTCAATGCATTTCCATTCATTGCATCTAGAATGAATGGGATCTCCTTTTCGGGAAATCCCATTTCTTTTTAGTTTCTTAAATTTTTGACGATTGTTTAATCTGTTACGACGAATAGATTTTTCGTTGAAGTTTTCCATCAAGAAGTATTTATTACTTCTTTTTATTCTTGGCAGCGAGTCTGATGGCTTCTCCTCTAGTTTCAGTACTACCACCGTAGTCGCTTACATCATAATTTGTACCTAGAGCTGTAGTTGTCTTTCTGACTGCTCCAGTCACGGCATCAAATACTTTACCCATTAACTTTCTAAATCTTTGTTTTGGTTCCTTGGCAAGAGTCATAAATGGTTTTTCTCCTGTCGTCACGGCTAAACGCCAAGGAAGTTCTCTAATTGGAACATCCTTCATCTTGCTTGGGTCACGACCAGCAGCAACCATCTTCTGTCGCAATTCTTCTACTTTTGAGGCTCTTTTAGCCTTGTCACGGCTCAGAATGGCATCGCCAGCAGCCATTCTTTCGGCTCTTTTCTTCATGGCCCATTCGCCGTACTCGGGAGTTCCTTCTACGGGAATTTCAGGAACTGCTGGCTTACTGGATTTCTTGGACTTTTTAGGTTCCGATGCTTCCGATACGATTTTTTTCTTATTTATTTCCATAAAATGATCCTTGTATCTTTTATTTATAAGACACAGGAATCACTATCAACATCGGGTACATCAAACACTATCAACAATCGTCCGATAAAAAAAGCAGGGGGAGCCGAAGCCCCCCCGTGGTTAATTTCCCGCCTTAGATTGTCACAGGCTTCTCATGCTTCAAAACCCAATCAATCCAGTTTTCCTTCCAGTCACGGCGGGTCGTGCGACGAAAAGGGTAGCGATTCTTGCCAATGCACATGAATGTATCATCAATGTCATGCATATGGCAATAATAATATGGCTGGTAGGACTTTGGATCTCCTGCCATTCGTGCCTGACTCTCGCCAGTCGAGGCAATTTCCTTAACCTTGGTTGGCTTGATATTCCCAGGAAGTGACTTGATATTAAAGTAATACTTGATAATATCAGTCTCCGTAAGGGATTCCCACCAAGAAATAAATTCTTGTTCGGTCATGTTCGGAGTCCAAACCCAAGTCTTGTATCCGTACTCCTCATTGACAAAAATTTCAATCGTGTCTTTATTCATTTGTTTCAAACTCGTTTATCACTGCGGTTAGAAATTCAATTTCAGCGTCTAGAAACATTGCGGATTCGTAGGTTTCTATTAAATCTAGAGCATTTGCGTATGCCTCAATTACAAGATCATCAGACTCGTCATAGCGACCTTCGGCTGCGAGTCTTTTAGCAGCCTCTCTATCTTTCTCTATGTTTCTAATCCTTTTGGATATTTGAAACATCTAAGTATCTCTTTGTTGGACGAGTTGTTTTTGTAAAGAGGCTAGTCCTCGATTTCATCGTCGCTGCAAGGAAGATCCTCGAATTGTGGTTCGGGATAGATCTTTTCCAACTGTTCATTATAGCGGCTCTTGATTTCATTGTCAATCACTTTCTTCTTGTCGGGATTCATCTCTTGTTCCTTTTCTTGTAGAGATCCTTATACAGTCTGAATGTATTTATACTCAGACCTCTGTGTTCAAGAAATACGGAAAAGTCACAGAATTTTGCATCTTTTGCAAATTCACCAAGAGCCTTCATGGTCTTTTCACTTGGAAAGTAATAGAAGCGACCAGTTGAATCGACATAGATTTCTAGAATTCCATCTAGAATCATGTCCTCCAGTTCATCTTCGGCATCCAAGTATCTTGAATAATCTTTGGCAATGTCTTGGTTGTATTTGAACGAATTGCCGTCCATTGGAAAGTAGAAATAGTCTTCGCCCATAGGTCACTCCTTTGCGATCAGTTCGATGAAGCGGTTCAACATAACACGGGAAACAAGATTCTTGTTCATTGCCTTGATGAATCCATTACGAATTCCAACATTCGATGTCTTGGTCGAAAGGATATCATCAAGGTCGTTGTTCTCCACCGAATTATTCGCACGAATGATGAACTTCTCGTTGTAGAGATGGTTCTTCGGATTCGCAACAGTCCAACCTTCCTTGATGTACTGCTTGTTCTTCATATCGTAGACTTCATCGGAATAATTATTATCCATTCCGCTTTCACTTGCCATGTAGTAAGGAACCGAAGTCTTCTGATCGCAGAGGAAGAAGCAGATAGCCTTTGCTCCCGTCACTTCGCGGAAGATGTTGATGATGTTGGATTCGATGCTGTACTTGTGATTGATCTTGAAGTTGATGTTGTTCTTGATGCAATACGAATTGTTTTCAACGCGAACACCAGTTGCCTCGCCATCAGTGAGGAAGATGCTATGCACAATGTCAAGATTGTTTTCCTGCTTGAACTTGGGAACCATGTCCATTGCAGCCACGATGGATTCGATCAGTGGCGTGGAAGACAAGTGCATCATTGAGGGAATGGTGAAGGCGTACTGGGATCGTCCCCTGTAATAACTTGAAACCGCAAACAAGTTGCGAATGGAAAGTTTGAACTCATTGTTGTTCATCTTCGATGAAATCAAGTTGACGAGGCTGAAAGCACAAACTGGATCGGAAGACTCAACACCCTCAATGCCATTAAAAATCTTTGCGTTGTTGTCTCGCTCCCAACTCTTGTTGAACCAAGTCTCGTACATATCAGAATGGTCATCAATGTCAAGACCACTGGGGCAACGGGTTGTGAATCCGTAGACCTCAAACGGGATGTTGACACGCTTGCAGAAAAGTGCAAGTTGAATCAATTGCTTGAAAGTATCTTCAAGCACTGGCGACATTGATCCCGAAAGATCGGTGTAGAAGACAAGACCGTGCGACTTGCCCTTCTTGACAACCTTCATACGAAGGAAGATATCGTCACTGACCTTGTAATTCATCATGCGAACCGTATCAATCATACCAGTACGGTGAACGGTGTTGCGGTGATGATCCTGCGCTGCCTTCTTTGCCATGAACTCCTGTGCAAGAATGTTGACGACACGATTGGATTCTTCAATGAACTTCTTGCTCTCATTAGAGAACTCGTCGTACTTTGAAGTACAACCGCTTGCGCAATGGTCGAAATCGCTGAGAAGGGTCTTGTAATCGTAGATGCTGTTGTTGTTGAACTTCGGGAGATGATGGTAATAAATATCGTTGGAATATTCATTACGAAGAGAATCAAAGTTCTTGTCAAAGTTCTGCTGAGTCAAGCACTCTTGCGGCATGACGGCGCGGGAAGACCAGTCACGATTGTTGTTCTTCTTGTCGGTGGAACCATTCTCCGACGAATCGGAATTGTTTTCCGAATCTTCACCGTTGGAGTTGGAGACAATGTTGACCAACAGGTCATCCTGCTGAGTGTCGCTGTTATTCTTGTCCTTGCAGTAATTCCAAATCTTCTTGGTCACTTCGACAACTTCATCGAAGGTGCGAGTGTTCTCGACCATGTTGACAAACTCCATCTCCTCGTCGGAGAAAGAAATCTGAACATGAGAACCAATCTTGAAGTAAAGATTGATTCGGTCAATGAATGGCATCTCACTGATGTTCTTCTTGGCAATGCCGAAGAAATCCTTGTCATTCAACTCCTTGTATCCGACGAAGAAGTCACGACGAATACCCGCGAACTTCTCCTTGATGAGTCGTTCGATACGAGCATCCTCCACGACATTCATGTAGCCGTGCGCCCGACGAGCCATGTTCTTGTCGCCGTCCGCGATCTCTAGGGCAGAAGAAAGGAATCCATCGTTCTTGATGGACTCAAGATCCTTCTTGGTGAATGGAGTGTACAGCGCGTGAGCAACTTCATGCCCGACAAGCATATCGTACAACTCCTCACTCATTGCCTTGAAGACAGGCAGACGCAGGACGCGATTCATGATATCGAAAGAAGCAGTGGTTGCTTGCTTGTCGTGAATCACGAAGATGTTCTCAGTAGCCAACAGGCGACTGAGGAGCGACTTGGAATTCTTGTTGACTTGGTTTTCCATGCCGCCATTGTACCATGTACCCAATCCAAAATCAATGCATTGGTGGAAATTCTTTTTTTCGATTTGGTCTTCAATGGTATTGACTCGCCAACGAATATCCTCTAAAATGACGGCATGAACTGCACAATCACCAACACGCAGCGTAAGTTCCTTATCGCACTGAAGAACAGTCGAGCCGCCAACAGCCGATCCAATGCAATCGTCAGCCGCGACGAACTTCTCGTTGCCTGCAAGATGCTTGATATGGTGGCTCCTCCGAATTGGATCGTGATGGATCATAGCCGCCGCATCGGGCGTGGGCTTTATCGAATTGACGAGATTAATGATCTTGAGATCATTGACAGCAAGCAGGAAAATGATTATAATGAGCAAGCCATGAACAACACTGTACTCGAAGCAAAGACGAATGTACTCGCAATGACCAACGGTGATCGTGATACGATCATTCCCACCATCTCGCAGGAGTATGTCCCTTGGGGACATTTCAGCGACATTGAATCTCTTCTGAAGTCGAAGAACTTCACGACCATCTACATCACTGGTCTGTCGGGCAACGGCAAGACCACGATGGTCGAGCAGATTTGCGCAAAGTTGAAGCGCGAGTGCTTCCGCGTGAACATCGTCGGTTCGACTGACGAGGACGATCTGTTTGGTGGTCTTCGCCTTGTGAACGGTGATACCGTTTGGCAGGATGGAGCCGTGATTCAAGCCATGCGCCGTGGAGCGGTGCTGCTGCTTGACGAGGTCGATCTTGGTTCGGAGAAACTTATGTGCCTTCAGCCCGTGCTTGAGGGCAAGGGCGTGTACATCAAGAAGAAGAACGAGTGGATCGTTCCCGCCGATGGTTTCTGCGTTGTTGCAACTGCAAACACCAAGGGCAAGGGTTCGGAGGATGGTCGCTTCGTCGGAACGAACATCATGAACGAGGCATTCCTTGATCGCTTCGACTTCACCTACGAGCAGGATTACGCTCCCAAGACTACGGAGAAGAAGATTCTGACCAAGGCTATGAAGAAGTACGGTGTTGAGGATGACAACTTTGTCGAGCATCTTATCAACTGGGCAGAGATGATTCGCAAGTCCTACAAGGAGGGTGCGGTCAACGAGATCATCAGCACCCGCCGCCTCATCAACATCTGCAAGGCATATTCTGTGTTCAAGAACAAGGTCAAGGCAGTGAACATCAGCCTTGCGCGGTTTGACCGCGAGACGCAGGATGCCTTCATGAGCCTGTACAAGAAGATCGACGGCGATCTCCAAGCCGCCGTCGATGGTGCTGCGGCTTCCACCGAAGCCAAGCCCGCTGATGAGGATGTTCCATTCTAATGGAATAACCCAAGAAAAGATATTGCTTTCACCAAATTTTTTGGTAGAATAAAGCCATGAACAACAACGACACAACTACCGTTCCTTCCAATCCCGCACCTAGCAGCAAGGAGACTCTGATGAACTCTACTCTTCAGATTGAACTCTGCGATCTCGTTGAGGCTCGACTCAACAATGGTGAGCGTGTTACGATTCTCGCTCTCTCCAAGGAGAAGAACATTTCTCCCACCGAGATCCGCAATGCGCTTGTCGAGGTTTTCGGCAACCGCGTTCAATTCAAGCGTGGACGCACGGGTGGAATCACCCTCGTCTGAACATGGTGGACTTTGTCTCCACAATATGATCTTCTTGGAAGAAATTTCAAGAAGATTTTTGCTGAACTCAAAGAAAGATTTTGGTACAATACATGAACGACGATATCTCCAACAATGCGTACAAGGTTGCTTCGATGATTCACGACAACAGCCTGACAACGGATGAAGTTTTCTGTCCAACTCTCATTCTCAAGTTGTTCTCTGTTGTTGAGATGGCGCGTGGATTTGATGAAAACTTCATGTGCGATCTCTATGACACCTTGCGTGATTTTGCGCAAGCAGACCAAGAGTTTGAGGATGCGCTTGTCAAGTCCGAAGTCATGTGTTCGGATGAGATTTGGGGATTGCCCGAAACGGATGAAGAAGCCATCAATCAGGCAATCAATTGTCTCAAGCGTGGAGATTACTGAAAACAAATAAAAATAAATTTCAAGGACGGGTTATCCCGTCCTTTGTTATTTGGGCGCAACACTATCAACATTTCGCAAAAGAAAACCTCCGCTATTTCCAATCCCGTTGCAACAGGAAAGGTCATGCGGAGGCTTCTGCCTCCAACTCATGGGCATTTAATTACGATTCACGACCAACGGCTCAAGTTGGATTATATGGAGCCGTTGACCGCTAGAGGGCAGAAGTGGTATACCAGTGACTTCCGTTTTACGAGTGCGATTGTCCGCCGACATTCGCCGCCGCCTCTAGAGTATAGGAGGGTATCCCCTCCCCCGCACTAGGCTAAAACTCTGTTTATACTCACCTAGTCGAGTCAAGGATAGACATCAATGATGTACCAATCCTCGCATGAATTCTTTTCAGAGAATTCCTCCTTCAACATTTCAGGAGTCATCTCACCCGCATAGAAGAAGATGTCATCATCATCTTCTATGTTCGGAACTTCTTCTGACAGAGCAATCGTAACGAAGTATTGGTTGTCAGGCTCGTCACGCCATGTGATCTCACAGGCAACAGTATTTGGGATGGTCATGTGCGTATTGTATTAGTTAGTCGCTGCTGTCGATGGTATGAACAAACCGCAGAACGGTGTTGTTGTTATCATCAACGGTGAATCCCTCGTAATGATTCATCTGACCACGCTGATTCTTCTCAATGTATTCGTTGCCAAACTCATTGATCGTATCAACAGGATGGACTCCCTCAACAATTACCGTGTAAGTCTCTTCGTTGTAGCAACGACCAAGATTCTTACAGGTATAGGTTTCAGAGAGAATGTTCAACTTACTTCTGTAAACGATCTTGGGGATTGGAATGTAGGTCATGTCCGTATTGTATCAGTTGGTTGCTGCGGATTCAACAGACTTCTTGCTGAAATCCGAAATCTTCGTCACGCTCAAAAATCCCGCACCGTTGCCTTCAGGATCGGCAAGACCAACAAGTTCGTAGGTCTTCTTGCCAACTTCAATGACCAAGCCCATGTAGACATCCCCATACGGGGAGGGATCTACGATGATGTGCTTGACCTTGCCGCCAATCAGCGGCTTGAGAACCTTGATGTATGCTTCGTTGTTGTTCATTCGTTGTTTCCAAAAAACTCACGATAAATGAAGATCATTGCAAGAATTGCAAGGATCAAACTAACTCCGATTGAGATGATGATGTTGTAGTTCATCACTTGCCCTTGCGCTTCGGCTTCGGCTTCGGCTTGGACTTGTTGGTAAAGGCATTCTTGGTTTGTTCAAGAATGTCCTTGACCGTCACCTCAATATCCCGATGGTAGAAATACCAATCGTTGTTCTTGTTGGAGTCCTTGTTCCAATCCGACAAATCTTCAAACGAGATATCAGATTCTTCGATCATTCCATTGTCACGAATGTTCATGTAAGAATCTTCAAATTCACTGCAAATGTCATCAAACGAGGAAGTCTTCCAGACTGGAAAGGTGAAAGTCACCTTGACCATCTTGAGATCATCCACAGTGTATGTCTTGTTGATTTCGGACTGTTGAGGCTTTGGCATCTTCTTGAAATTCATTGTGTTCCTTTGCTTGTGTATCTTACCAAATCCCCCCATCCCCGTCAAGGGATGGAGAGATCACCGCGACAATACCCGTTGTGTGCAGAACCGCGCGGTTTCCCTACGGGACTACCAGTTCTGCATACGCACTACCTCATTACGGGATATCTTACATCAGGACAAGTAGTATCCTGATGATGCAGAGGGTTCTAATACTCTAGTCACCCACAACCTAATGCGTTATGTACAGAAATCGCAACCCTCTGTTCACATTCATGGTATGTGAAAGACCATTTCGTGCGTGTCTTATTGTAGACGCACCCCTACATAAAGTCAAGTCCTTTCCTTCACCAGTTCTTCGGCACAATCTTCAAACATATCCATGTAGATGCTGCGAAGATCGTTTGGAACATCCTCATCATCCTCGTAGATCGGCTCACCACTCTCATCGGTGACTGAAAGTACGAGAGTTACGCACTCGACCTCAATCGAATCCTCGTAGCGAGTTCCTGCGGACGCAAGGGGATAATCCCAAGAATCCCTAGTAACCGAATAGTCAATGATGACAGGGCAAGCGAATCCGTACACAGTCTTCCCATTGTATTCAATGGGCTTGAACTCGTAGTAGTCGATTTCCAATTCCTTGTTCATGTTCACCAGTTTATCAAGATTGCCGCGACGAGTCAATGGGGTTGATGGAAAAAAATCCTTGGACAATCCTCTTGACAGGTTTTCAGCACTTCGATATAATTTCTTTGTGGTATAAGAAGAAATAGGTTTCACAGAGAACATGGACGGTAATATGGATACGCCCAACAAATTCAACCTTCAAGGCTCAAAGTACCCACACGCATACGGTTACGGCTATCTCACAGCACTCATTGACTTCGTGGAGTACAACGCTAGGATGGCTAAAGAGTTTCCTGACAGCGCGGACTTCTACCTTGATGAGATCATCAAAGCCAAGGAAGTGATGCTTGAACTCAAGAAAGCGGTGGACTCCGCATCGGGGAATCTCAATGCACAGTGATTCCATCATGGCTGCTCTCAAGCAGATGCTTGAGGAACTGAATCCCAACGAGTTGATGATGGTCGAGGATTTCATCGTCAACTTCTGTGAAGACTCTTATGTGGACGAGAACGGCAATCCGCCGAACATCTTCCGCATGATTATAACGGACAACCGTTGACTCACACGAACCAAATTGGTACAATTCCACAATGATTGAACTGCTACAACTCATCGGAGTATGGACTCTTGTTGCGGGTGTTGTGTTTCTGCTCATCATCCCGATGATCCTCTGCTCTGCCTACCATGCACTGGACTTCTACTTCTTCATTTGGAAGGAGATGAGTCATTCGTATGCAAAGCACAAGTATAGGCGGGTGGTCAAGGTCGAGGAGCCTGTTCAGGTGAATTCTTTGGATGCTTGACATTCAAGAAGATGTTTGGTAACATAGACACATGACTGATTACCAGTTCAAATCCTACACGCTTGCCAAGGAAACGATGGAAATGGCTGATGCGCCATTCAGCACGATAAATTCTTTCGTGTTCGTTACCGATACAAAGGAGCCAAATGTGGTGAGTATTTGGCGTTATCATAACCACAGCGAATTGAAGGCATCTTGCATAGTCAAGAGCAAAGTCAATGGCATGGAGATTGAATATCTTATCACACATGGTGATAAGTGCGATATCTCCGTTGCTCGCTCCATTTGGAGGGGGTTGATGTCTCAAGGATTTGAAAGAGTGAAATACGGAGTTGACAACATGGTTCCGCTCCCGTAAAATACCCTCATGCAGAAAGTCATGGTCTACCGTAACCTCACCAAGAAGTGTTGGTCTGTCAAGGATCTGCGAACCAACAGGGTCATCATGCACTGCGACAATGTCTATCTGACGCATTGCTTGTTCAAGGTTTCGCAGAAGGGCAGGGAGCGCGTTCTGCGTGAGAGGAAGAAGTATGTCCATGCGGGTGTTCGTGGCTATCTGTACGATCCGATCAATGCATCGGAGTTTGTGCAAGTGCGCTACAATCCGTACCACAACGAATCGTTCGTTGATGTCGATGGCAAGCCAGTATACACGGCAGACTGCGTTGCCCTGTTGGATACTGGCAAGGTTTACGCACAAAATGTGGCTTGACAGCCTCAAACCGAATTGGTAGAATACGCACATGACAACCACAGTCTACATTGACCCACCGTCAGGTTGGAAGTACGGCTTCCCGAAGAAGGCTCCCGACAACTTGAGGGAGATGAATGGAACCCATGTCAACGACTGGCTCGTTGACAACGGATACCCCCGCGAGGAAGTGGAGTATTGGATGAACTCCCCCAAGTTTGGATTTGTTCCATGTCGTTTTGTTGAAATGAACGACACAGAGAATTGACACCCGCGAACCATTTTGGTACAATCATACCATGAATCACGGCAACAACTTCAACAATTACTCCGATACGGGAAGCACTGGATTCACTCTCGCTTTTGCCAACGGAATCACCGTTTCGATTCGTTGGGGAGAGTACAACTACTGCGATCAGGGTAAGACCACAGCCGAATGTGCTGCATGGTGGTCTGATGGCTCTTGGGTTCACATCGACGGCTTTGACTACGGTGCAGACGATGTTCTCCCCCACCTGACCGCTGACGATGTCGCCAAGTTCATCTACAACGCATCCAAGCAGCGGATGTATTGACATTCCCGAACCCTTTTGGTACAATCATACCATGACGAACGACGAACTCATCAAGGACAGGCAACTCGAAATCTTGACAGAGGCTTTGGAGAAGCGTGATGCTGAACTTGAGCGGTGTGGTCAACTGATCTTCGATCAGAAGAAGACGATTGGGCGATTGGTCGAGGAGAGGGATTCCGCACGACGAGACTACTGCTACTATGTGGCAGCAGATCGTTCGGGTAGCCCCAACAACGAACCATACTGCGACAAGACCTCTGCGGTCAAAGTTGCCGTTGAAATGGGATGGGATTGTTTCCCTGAACTGTGGTGAGTATTGACAGCCTCCAACAGAACTGGTAGAATACCAACATGAACAACGAGAACAACATTCCGATGACCGCTTCGCATATGCTGTTCCATGAACTCGTTGCCAACAACGGGGCGAAACAGGACAACATGAATCTTGCAGAGGCAATGGAAGAGATCAAGAGGCTCCGTTCTCTCAATGCCAAGATGAACGACCAACTGCGGGAACTGCATAGCGAGATCGAACACATCGAAGGGCAGTATGGCTATGCCATGTTTCAGCGGGATCAGATTAGGTATGACTACTGCATCCTCCGCTCAAAGCAGGAATTTGAGAATGAGGAGGATGTTCTGAACAACGCAAAGGATCTTGCGGCATCCTACGGATGGGACTGTTTCACATGGAAGGAAACTCCCAAGAAGGATTGACACCCCCGTACCCTTTTGGTACAATAGGAACACACATGGGCTACTACATCAACACTCGTTTTACCTCGTTCGCCATTCTCACCAAGAATCTTCCCCGTTTCTTTGACCTCGTTGACAATCTGATGAGCGACAAGAACATCAAGAAGCATGGAAACGGAGGATCGTGGCAAGGAAATACTCAAATGAAGTCTTGGTTCTCTTGGGTGAACACCGATGCTGTCCGCAAGGCATCTGCCAACAAGGACATCGTTGCGGTGTTCGATGAGTGGGGCTATGAACTCACCCTTCTCACCGACGAGTGTGGAGTTTCAGCCTACAGCCTCAACATTCGCAACGGGAATGCCAAGATTGGTGACGAAGAGAAGTTCTTTGCCGCAATCGCTCCTGTGGTTGAGGATGGCTCGTTCATTGATGTTGTTGGCGAGGACGATCAAGAATGGCGTTGGATGTGGGAGAACGGCAAGTTCTTCTCGCAGAACATCATCGAAAAGAACATTGTCTTCGGTGAGCCGAACGAAATCAAGTTCAGCGGCATCGGTAAGTGATTGACAGCCCCGAACCCTTTTGGTACAATACCATCATGGCAAACACTATGGACATCCACAAACTTCTACCCTTCAAGGTAAACGGCGAGTTTGATTCTCCATACTCGTTTCGTGCCATGATCCATCAGGATTTCGTCTATCCCGATGGAACAGAGACAATCCTGCAAACCCTGTTCCCTCCATACCAACTTCATAGTGTGGATCATAAGGCAGACTTCAATCGTCTGCTGAATGCCCAACTTACTGAACTTCGGGAAGGTGGAGTTACAGTCCGCAAGGTGATTGTGTTGCAGGGTGGAAAGCCCATCTACGACTTTGTTCCTTGACAGCCACGAACCCTTTTGGTACAATACCGCCATGCAGCACACCACCTACGCAGTTTCGCTCTCTGCCATTCCACACAAGAAGGGTGATTTCGGAATGCCCTACCACACTTTCGAGGACTTCGATATGCCGAAGGTGTACGCCTTGATTACTCCGATCAACCAGTACGGTATGAAGCGGGCAAGGGTGTACACACCGAACCCGTGGTATCCCGACAACATTGGTTTCTACGACTGGATTTGGTCGAAGGACGATGGCATTTGGCGCAGGACGCAGGGTGGGACTTTCAAGACCATCCAAGAAGCCCGTGCCGATTGGAAGAGGTGGAAGGTTGAAGGATGCTGCACTCCGCAGGATGTGATTGCGAACCCTCTCAACGGAGAGCCTAGCGAACCGTGGGATGAGTTTGCGAACCACTTCTGCCCTGCGGGAACCTATGGGTTTCACGAACTCATTCGCACCTACGGGAACGATTACCCGCGCAAGAAAGTGGGTTGACAGAAACCAAGGGGCATGGTATAATAGCCCCAACGACAGGTCTTTGACAATCGAATAGCCAAACCCTCTTCTTTGAGGAATTCCATGAGGCATCGACCTCATACGCTGACTGGGAGACAGGAAAAGCACAAGGGACGCACTCAAAGTAAGAACTTTCTTTCCAATTTTGAATAGTTCAAACCCTTCAGAGCAAGGTAAATAGGACAGTATTCAATAGTTGGAAACATTTCAATTTCTTGAGGAATCTAATATTCCATATAAAGGCTGTATGTTTCTAATGGAGTATTTGTTATTCGTGGAATAACTAGACGCACTCAATGGGATTGAATAGACTTGATGTAGAGGGGAGAGAGAAAGAAACTAGAAGAAGTAAATGAAGGTAAAGACTCACTGAAAGTAGTAACTTCTTTCAGAGAACCCTTCAGACCGCACTCTAGTCCTCTTCTCTCTCCCCCTCCATCGGTCACTAGGAAATGGAAATAAAGTTATGAAACCGTAAAAGTTTCATAGAGGTGGACAAAATGGCAGTTGAGTGGTCAAATATGCCAAAATGGCAGTCAATGTGGTGTTGGGGTCACGGTTTTAGTGCCGTCACTATAATTCACCAAGCGGCTTTATCGACCGTATAAAGCCCTTTGGGATCTTCTCCACACTTGAAAGACCCCCCGAATGCCATGACCGTATAAGCGAGATATGGCTGTCTGATTCAAAGACAACATACCCTACTGAACGGACAACTGGGCAATCTCTTCCTGCTTCATTGATGACATCATCAGGGTCATTCCAACCCAAATCACCCGCTTCTTCAGCGTCGATCCAAATGACTTCCACAATGGAATACTTCGGGTTCGATTGAGTCAAGGTAACTCCCGTCTGCTGCGTCATATGCGGATATCAGTCCGTCTATGGTCATGCCCTCCTATTTATAGGGTCATTCTACCATAAATCGGAAAGTTTCTCAAGTGGGCTAATGTAAGACGCGACCCATGAGATAATAGACGCATGAACACCGATCCCGATTCATTCTCCTTCCGCCTTCGCCACACCATCGACCTCCTTGAGTACGAGACGCAGCAGGGCATCGAAGACTGGACTCCCACCATCACCCGTCTGCGGGAGGTGCTTGCGGAGGAGGTTGCTGCGGGGCGATAAGCCCCCCCTCCCCTGCACTATCAACATTTGGCTTCGGAAATCTTTCGCTTTCCCCCTAATGTAAGACGCGACCTGTGGTACAATACACCCATGACCAAGACGCATTACACCGCTTGCTACACCATCGAAGGTCACATCGACACCACCCTGCTTCAAGAGGAGTGCAAGATCCTCACGGGTTCGTGGGCGGGGAACATTGAGAAGCACGGCAACCCCGACATCACCAACTTCACCATCAGCGACACCGTGGAGGAGGGCATCGACCCCGATGGGTACTTCGACCAGATCGGACGCGATCTGTCGCGCTACATCAAGTCGCCTGTCATTCTGGCAGAAATCTTCGTGGACGATTGACATCCTGCAAAAACCATGCCAGCCCCCCCTGCGGGGGGTTGGTCATTTGGACTCTATGCACTATCAACATTTTGAAATCGACAA